ATCTCTCGCTCAAGGAGCTTTGCGTCCAGCGGCGACAGCTTTGGATCCAGCACCAGGATCGCTTCCGACCCCGTCGGAGTTGACGACGTTGCATAGGTCGATTCCGCCTTGATCATCAACAGTTGGCGCCTGTTTAATGCCATCGGTCGTAACGGGTTGAGAGGGTTGAGTTGCGTGATCCAGGATCAATTCCCCGTCAATGACAAGGTATGAGCCCGATTCGGTTGGGACTGGCGCCGTCATGGAATTGTGAGGTCCAGCAGATTGGTCCTATAGGTCACATTGTAGGTAGTCCGAACCGCGCCCATATCGCCCACCTCAGGCTCCCATGTCCGACTGCCTGGGTAAATGCTGATCACAAGCGCCCGCAGGGTTGTAGACGCCATGATGCGCCGGTGAAGGTCCACCCGGATCGGATCGCTGACAGTGCGTAGCGGGGCGCCATTGATGAACAGGTCGGCATTGATTACCAGCGACGTGGTGATGGTCTCGGTTGTCGTGGTGATGTCGTCGGTTTCTGTGGCTGGCTCGATCACCAGTGCGGGCATCTCGCCCCGCGCAATCGCCTGCTCTCGATCCCGGTAAATCCTGGAACCCAGGCCAGTGGTGCCGGCTGCCGCTGAGGCAAACGCCGTCAAAATTTGCTCACACCTACTCGCCGTCATGGTGTCCGCTCCTCCAGGGCCACACCAAGGGCCACGTTTGCGGCGCCACTGAGGGCCGCCATGGCCTCGGACCGGGGGGCCCGGCACGCTGCACCACCCTGACCACGCAGGCACGAGGCCCAATCAGCAACGCCCACACTCGCGCCGGCTAGTAGGCAGAAGCCGGCAAACAGGAGGCAGGGGCCAAGGAATTTGGTCATCATAGCTTCCCCTGCCTCAATCGCTCATCGTGCTCATCTGTAATTTTTTCCAGATGATTAAAACGTCTTTCGGAGTGCTCGATCCAAATCCCAATACGGGCCTCAAAACTGCCTAAGCCCTTGGCGATCTGATAAAGAGCCTTGACGCCACTTCCGCAAATTGCAGTAGCCAATGCAGCGAGGGCAATGATGGCGGCCTCGGGTCCCATGATCGCGTTGTGCAGTTGAGCTGATAGGGCCATGCTAGGGAGGCGAAATGGCGTCGATAAAGGCCTGGGGAAGGTGGCAAGCTTGGGCCAGGCCGGTGGCACTTTGGTAACAAGCAACTTGCGGTCGGTCATAAGCCAGCAATTTCGCAATCCGCTCTGGCAATAGCAGATTGACAGCAGCCAGAAACTGGAGCCCACGTAGCAGGCGGGGGTCGTCCAAGCTCACGTAGGGCTCGTCTATAAGTTGCGTAACAAGTTTCTCAACATGGATATTCTCGGCTGCTGCTGTAAAAATTGCGAGATATTCGGCGGGAGTGAAACGACGCACAAAAGCGGCAGTGATTAAAACGCCAATCCCAAACAAATCCGCATAGCGCATCCCTTGTTGTTGCAATAGCTCTAACGCCATTACTTCAGGGGTGACACCGGCTCGATTGGCGGCTTCTACCCAGCCGTCAATAGCGCGGGCGTCGGAGATGGTGATGTTGAGGTTAGAGGGGATCATGGTGATCAGGCTGAAATTTTAAGGGTTCCAGCGTCGTTCCAGAGCTGACCCGCAACGCTTGGGTTAGTTGTTGGTATGCCGCTGAAAATTATCGCCCCGTTTGCTTTAAGAGTTATTCGAGTTGTACCGTCAGCCTGGAATTCCAAGTCGCGGGCAGTGCCGCCGCCGGAGCCTTTTTCGGTGCCTATCCGAAGTGCAGGGGCGCCAGCCGTTATCGTGGTGGAGGCTACCGTTTGTCCGGAGGCGGAGACGGTATAGGTTCCTGCTCCTCCGGTTCCAGTTCCAAGCGCCGTAATGCGAGTTCCATATTGAACATTAGTTCCGGTGATGATTTGACCAACTGCTAGCGCACCACTGGTAACGGCCGTGACGGTTAGGGTAGAAGCGCTAATCGAACCAGTAACAACAGCATCGGATGCGCTGCGTTCCCATGCTAATTTGCCGCGCTCAAAGTTTGTATCACTTGTGAATGTGTTGTAAATCCTTAAAGTCTGCGAGTTAGTGCTATTGCGTTGAGCAAGGGTTCCAGCAGCGTCGCGGTTTAAAGTCAGGTCACGAATGGGATTTGCAGCATCGCCAATTGAGTTCCATGACAGATCCATTGAGCTATTTAACAGCAAAAAATTATTGTGAATTGCGCACAAGTTTGATCCGCCGCTAAACAGCCGGAAAGCGAGGCCACTTGCAAGAGGACATAAATCTGGGGTGTTAGTAGTATTCCAACGCAACGCTCCATTGTTTAATACTGCTAATTGAGATGTTCCGCCTTTTTGAAAATCAGCTAAATTTCCCGTGAACGAACTTGAAGCATTAACACCCAATCCCGTTCCAGTGGTATTCCACCCTGTTGAAGTTGTTCCAGCAGGCTCAATTAGAAAATGCGGTTTTGTGGTTGTACCCGATCCACCCGAGAACCATGTGCCTGTGTATGTGGCAGCAGTTGCGCTGGCGGCGCCATTGGTTGACTGGACGTACCTGGCGCTGAGGGTAACGTCGCCGCTAGCAGACAAGGTGGTGAAGCTTGCAGCCGCTGCAGCCGTGCCGCCGATTGCGCCGGGGGATGCAGGGTCAAACGCCGTGGGGCGGCCAGACAGATCGCCATAAGCGCCGGTGGTGGCCACCCTTGCCAGCCCGGTGATTGTCTCAACCGCCTGTGTGCCGGTGTGGTTGGCCCTGGCCAGGAGGATCGCGTCGGAACTGTTGGCGGTGGCGCCGCTCGCGACTCCGTCCAGCTTGGTCTTAGCCGCCGATGCTGCCCACCATGCGGCGATGCCCTGGAATACTCGCTGCGGTGTGAATGCCAGGCGCGAAGTACTGGTCCCTGCTTCGGCTTCGGCCTGGGTGGCGGTGGCTGCGCTCCATTCGCGGGCATCGCTCAGCCTGGAGTCGTCGCCAGAAACGGCTCCCGAAACATCGGCAGCTGCCAGGGTCACCGCTCCAATTCGGCCCGCCACGGATTGCACCGGGGCTGTTGCAAGCGCAGCAATCGCGGACACCGGAGCGTCAACCGTAACCCCGCCTTGATCTATCGGCACGCGTTCCGTACCCGTCAGCGGTGTCGCCGCGTTGGGTAGGTTCGAGATCGTTACCGGAACTAGCGTTGCCATGGGTTCAGGCTAGGCACTCTGAGCTGTCAAAATTTGGCCGGCCTGGGTGAACAGGGCGGTGTCGTCCAGGGTGGTTAGGTAGTAGGTGATGGCTTCGGCAATCTTCATCAACGGAACCCTAGAAAACGTCCCATCATCAAACCTCATCGGTTCGTGTTCAACTTTGTAGTAAGTTCCATCAATGGCAATTGTGTCACCATAGGCAAGGCTGCCAAATTGGCTGGTGAGGATTGTTAGTAAATAGTCAATCATAACTACGTCACCGCCAAGGATCATTTCACTGTTTTGATCAAGGATGCCTGCACCAGAAACGGCTCCGGCAACCACAGGGACACCAAAGCCATTAAGGTCGAGGAAAATAGTGGGATCCTCGGTGAACGCCATCAGGTGGTAGTAGGCTTGCGAGCCGGCTTGGATTCAGGCAATGATTCGACTTGATGAGCTACTAGCTCAAATTGTTCTGGGGTAAGATCTATTTTGGCGCCAGATGCAAACACTTGACCATTCATGTGAACAAAAAATTCAGCGCGAACTTTAAAACGAGCCATAGCAGAAAGGGCCAGAAGACCGGCCCCATAAGATAACAACAGGGTTAAGCGATGATGTCGGTGATCGCGGCGAACGATGCGGCATGTTTCACTGCGATGTCGCAAGTTTGCATGGCGCGGATGTCCACGGAGCCGGCGTTGTAACCGCTGCCATACGGGTTAGGCAACACTTCAAGAGCACCCCACATTCCAATTACCAATTCTTGGAAATTACCAAAAATCAGTGCGCTCAGGCCGGTTCCAGATCCTTTGGTGCCGGCGCTGGTCACCTGGTTGGAACGCATCACCCCATAGCCGTTGACGCCGCCAGGAGTGCCACTGGTGGTAACGCCATCGGAAGCGGTCCAGAGGTATTCGCCATAAGCGTTTTTCAGCTTTTTGAGAGCTGCAACAACTTTGGCGTTGGTGAGGTAGTAGAGCGAGCCATTCAAAGCGTTGGCAATGTCCAATTTACTTTCAAGGTTAATCAGCTGATCAAGGCCGGAAGTAGACCCGGAGGCGCCATCAGTGAAAGCAGCACCGTTGGTCCCCATGGCCACCGAGCCAATGCCGGAGGTGTTGAGGATGCCGGTGGGTTGACCGCTGGAGCCAGAACCGGAAATAGCGGCTAGGTCAATACCAAGGGCCATGACTCGCGCCAGGTCATTGCGCACCACGGCCTCAATGTCAGGCGTGGTTTGCTGCAGGGCTAAGCGGCTGTACTGAGAGCGAGCGCCGATTTGTTTGGGCGACAGTGTCACCTGGTCAAAAGTGGCTTCTGCCTCGGTCAGCGAACTGGCTTCCGTTACCCAATAGGTCTGAGTAGCGGTGATCTGACGGGGCAACGCAACGTTACCGACCAGGCCCGTGAGGGTGGTAACGCCCATGTTCATGATCAAAGCGTTGTTGCGCAACACCTCAATGAAACTCGATGCAAGCAAGTTGGTAGCTACCAAGTTGCCGCCGGTGCCAGCGGCACCAACTGCATAAGGCGCCCGCATTTGCAAATTGTGAGGCATAAAGAAACCGCTGGTTGCGCGGCCTGCCTTGCGTTCAATTTCGGCGGAGACTTCGCGCTCCAGGCCTGCGTCGTTCCAGTTTCCGCTGATGGCAGCATTGATGGCACGGACAACGCTGTACTCACGTTGTTCCTTGGAATTGAGATCAACATCACCGGTGCTGCCGGATATAGGCTCTTGCTTGGCGCCCAGTTTTTCCAGGAAGGCAGCGCGGGCTTCGTCAATTGAACGGCCAGACTCGACCAGCTGGCGGGCCAGGTCGACTTGGTTGTGCTTCTCACCGATGGCGGTGATCGCGGCAATCCGGCTCCGTTCGGCGGCAACAGCCTCCGTGCGTGCCGTTTCGAGAACGGTGTCGGACATGGTTGGTTCGGAGGGGGTAGGGGGTTCAAGTTGGACAGTGAAAGCCGAGGCTTCCTGGGGTTGCTCAGACTCGGTGGTCTGAGCGGTGGATGGCACCGTTACAGGGACCTCCACCTCAGGATCTTCGTTTGATCGATCCAGGCCGACCGTGGGATCGGCTGGAATCGACACGAGGGACACCTCGTAAGGCATCCAACTATCAGCGGTAAAGGTTTGCGGCTGATCGCCGTTTCCTTTTTCGCTGGCTGTGAGCTGCAGCACGCGATAGCCAAAGGACACGTTGCGCAGGATTCCATCAGCAACGTCCTGGCGAACCTGCTGAGCCTGATCTTTGCTACTGAACCTGGCGGTCGCGTAACCACGTCCGTCAGCGGTCCAGGCCTTCTCGATCACGCCGATCAATTGATTCGGATCGTGATTGAGCAGCAATGGAGCGCCATCGTTAAGGCGCGAAAGGTCCGCAGCGCCGGCGCGATGGCTTAACACCTCAGCGCCAAACCAGCGGTCAACAGGGTATTCAGAACTAAAACTGAACGTGATCCCCTGGCCGCTTGCGTCTACCGCCGCCGGATTGACCGGTGCAGAACGTGTCAGGCTTCGGAGTTTGATTTTCATGCCTTGCGCCAAGTGAGTTCAGGCTAGCGACTGGTCCACTGGTGTTTGATCTTGCGGCTGTGGCTGCTCAATGCCCTTGTCACTCATTTGGGCGGGATCAGTGTCAAACACTAGGCCAAGCTCTTGCGCCTGTTCTAGCTCCCGTTGACGCGCAGTCATCAATTCCTCAATGTCGCCGCCTCCTTGGGCGATTACGTCGCCCTGGGTCAAGAACCCGCAACGAACCGCATCTTTGTAAGAAGCGACTTCTTTTTGTGGATCAACCCAAGCCCAACCACGCGCCAACCACCGAGGCTGGTTGTAGCGGCTTGGATCGGTTTCGTAGCTTGGCAAATTAAGCGCCCCAGATAGCGCAGCCATATCAAGCCATTCATCAAAAACCCGTTGGTGCAAATTTTCAATTAACCAATCCTGCTCAGCGCGATAACTGTCCCGAGCCTCAAGCAGCTCCAACCTACTACTACTGTAGTTTGTTTGACTGTAATCGCTAGATAAACTTGGATAAGGAACACCTATGCCTGCACTAATACTGCGCAAACATTGGCGCATAAAGCCTTCCATCCCCGCCGGACGGTTCAACGCTGGCACGGTGACCGATTCGCCAGGGGCCAAAATTTGCCATTGTCCAGGCGACCATTCAATTGTGCGCTGATTGTCCATCACGCCGTCATCAGGATAGGTTCCTTCTGGAGTTGTGATGAATCCCATCAAAGCAGCTCCCGCACGAGCTGCCACCAATTCAGAATCTAAGTAACCGTTCAACTGATGGATGGATGCCAACGCCGAAGCAAACCGGGTAATCCCACGGGTCTGACCGGGACGTTCAACTTTGAATAGATGGATAATTTCAGCAGCAGGAACCCGCAACCGTTTGCGGTAAGGATTGGCTTTTTGACCATATTGAAAATCTCCAGGATGCCGTTGAAAGAAATGATAAGCAACTGGTCGAGAGTATTCATCCACTTCGACTCCCATTCTGATTTCATTACCTTGTTCGCTGGTACCATTCCAATTCTCGTCAAGCATATCAGCTTCCAACACTTGCAGCGCCAATGGCACCAAGCTGCGCCCAGGGGCTTGACGAATCAATCTAATGAAAACTTCACCAGATTCTACAACTGATCCCATCGCCAATCGTTCAATTTCACTAAAGCACAACAACCCCGCAACGTCTGCTGAATCTTTGCGGCACCAATCGCGCCAACAAGACTCAATGGCATCGTTCATGGTTGAATCCAATCGCCCACCACCGCGTTGCATTCGAACCTGGCTTTGAAACTTAACCCCAGTGCCAACTACGTTGTTGACCAACACTCGCACAGCTTGACGGGCGTAATCATTGTCTCGACATAATTGACGCGCACGATTGCGCAACGTGCGCATACTGCTGCGAATTTCGGCGTCTTGGCTGGTGCTTGAACCTACCCAGTCCGCTGTCAATCGGCTAATCGCTGCACTTCCATACATGCGTTGCCGGGGCAATGAGTTGTTTGACCGCTTGAAACCCAGTCGTTCACGAATTGAAAAACCCAATCCAAATGCCATTAGTTGAACCTCACAAATAAATTACGTGGATTGCCTAAACCGTTGGCTACCAACTCGGCCGCCAGCTCGCGTTGCACCCTGGCCTTAAGGCGAGCTTCCAATTCCATTAATTCGGCAAGCGTAAATTTTTCCATTGAACGCGTCCCAATTGTGTATTTTTTTACCGAGCCACCACTGACCAATGCACGAATGGCTGCTTGCACAGCCTCTAAATCAATTTGTGATTGAGTCCTGCCATCAAATGCTGATGGAGTGCCGGAATAGTTCAAGGCTGGCAAAACCTTTGTGCTCCCTGTCCAAAGTGTATGGACGTCACTTCCAAACGTGGTCCGAGCCTGGAAATACAACACCCCCGGCGTTAGGCCGGCCGATGCTGCGGCGCTGATTGTGGTCGTCCAACCTGTGCCATATGCGGTGCTGGCAACAGTCAGGCCGGCGCCTGCGGTGGCTGATCGCAAAAAATAAAACAGCCCCCAGTTGACCGAACTGATCTGAGTTCCTATCGCATCAGCTGATGCAACGTCCCGCCAGGTCACTGTGTCACCGGCGCGGATAGTGGCTGGAATTTGGCTCATGGCTTCAGGCTAGAGAGTCTGACTTACCAGCTAGACAAGAATGAATTTGTCGCTGGCGGACTTGATCGCGCTTGGCGCTGAGAAGTGGCCGGCTTGGCCAGGCTGGCCTCCAGCTGATCCCACATAGTCGCCCGGTTGTAGCGACGGGCCACCAGCTGCAGGGCTGCGTAGGCCATTCGGGTGCAGTCGCCGGCTTCGTCGCGTGAGCCGGCGGGCAACACCCAACTGTAGGTGGTCTGACCTTTGTCCCGCTTTGGCATCCGCTTCCACGGGAACAACTCAGCCAGGAATTGATCAGTGCTGGCCATTCCGAAGTGCAAGTATCCGGGCCCAGGTTGCTCGTTGCGCAGTCGGCCCTGCAGGTGGTTGATGCTGGCGTCATAGCCCACGTTGAACAACAGGACACCTTTTTTGGCAATGGCCTGGTTTTTGCGGTTTACATCCACCGGCACGCCTCGGCCAATCAACGGTTTGCCCGCCTGGTGTGCGCCCTTCATCGGCACCCATATTGAGGTGCGGCCTCGACACCAGTTGCGCACCTCGTGGGTCGCGTAACCACCGTCATCAATTCCGCCCATCGTCAGGCGCAGCTCAGTCCCGTCGGCTTTGCGCCATTTGGTCTGGGCGATCTGATCCAACTGGGCCAGGGTCTCCGGCTGCTGCGGATCGCCATCGATCTCCCAGTGGCCGAGGTGCCAGCCCTCCTCACCCCGGCCCCAGCCCCAGATCGTGAGCACCAGTCGTTCGCCAACGGTGCCACCGCCGCCCTGAACGTCAACCCCAGCAGTGAGCAGCAGCACGCCATCAGGCACGGTGTCCTCTGGGTA